CGTTCCGCTCCAGGTCAGGACATAGTTGCCTGTCGGCAGCATCCCTGCGCGTGATTCACTGATGACCACCACTTGGTTATGCGCGACCGCAGTGCCGGGGTCCGTGATGTAGCCGTCGCTGTCGAGCGTCCCGTCGAAGGTGTCGCTGGAGTTGCGTACCCACTCATCGTTCGCCTGTTTCATCAGGTTGTTGAACGGCACCTCCCGGCCATACGCAAGATTGAACAGCGTGTTCATCCCCGGCAAGTAGCCCTTGCCGTTGGTGCGCGGATTCGGAATCGAGAAGGTGCTCGTCATTAGGTCGGCTGGATGGTCAGTTGCAGCTCGATTGGCTTGGAACCGAAGGTGGTCGGCGTTCCAGTTGCCGTGAACACGATTTGGAAGGTGTCGCCCTTAGCCACAACCAGGTTTGCGTCAGTTCCGTGGAGGGCGCCCATGTCGAAGCTCTCCTTGAAGGTGATGGTCGTACTCGCTGTAGAAAACGCAGCGGCGAGCAAGTCCACACTGGAGTTCGTGAAGTTCTGGGGCATGATTTCCCAGTAGTTCGAGCCGTCAGCGGGAATGGTCTTCGTTGGCGAGTGGAACCTGATGTCGGTGATGGTCCCTGCAACCGGCGCTGTCATCACCAGAGCAACCGTATTGGTCGAGGTGGTGTTGGTGAGGTCGACGAAACCACTGAGCACGACATCGGGCTTGTGCAGCCGCCAATCAGTGCCCGCGTCATCGGTGAACATCGGCTCGTTGGGCGCGTCGTTGCGGACCCAGAACTCGCCCTTCGTTGCGGCCGGAGTATTCGAGTGGTCGGCGGCCTCTGTGACGAGGATGCCCGCTGTGACATGGACATCGTCGGCATAGGCTAGTGCAAACCGGGTCGCGTCGGCGCCAAGGTCGCGGGTGCCGTCGGCGTCAGGGATGATGTCCGCGTCAACAACATCGCCCCACGCATCACCGCCGCCGGTGAGGTCGATCTGCGCCCAGACTGCGGCCGTCGTCGTGATGTCCTGGCAGATCCAGGAGGTGTCGGTCGTCGTGTTGGTCCAGAGGTCGTTGACGATGTGGACCGTGCCGTTGGTTCCGGCGCCGTCGTCGTTCGCGCCGGGGTCGGTGGTCGTCGTGATCCGGTTCTGGGGCGTGATCCCCATCGCCGTGTGCGCGGTCTCGACGATTTGCTGCGGGGTCGAGCAACCTAGTGCGTCCGTTCCCGAGACATCGCGCCACACAATCTCGTCGGTGGCGGCGGGCGCTGCTGGGGTCAGGCCCTCAATGATGTCCTCAATGGCCTTCTCCGTTACCGAACCTGAGCCGAGCACTGTGTCGGTGCCCGCGTCGTCGGTGAACACGAGGACGTTGGGCGTGTCAGAGCGAACCCAGACTTGGCCCTTGCCGGCGGTCGGCGTGTCGGCGTGGTCGGCCCGCTCGTTGATTACGAGGTCGCCTGTGAGGTCGGTCGTGCCGTCCTTCAGGAGTGCGCCGCCCGTGCTACAGATGTCGGGCGCGGTTGCAGTGCCGATGGTGTCGGTACCACTGACATCGGCGAACGGGAACTTGTCGCCAGTTGCGAGGATCGGGGTGGCGGCTGCCTGCCAGAGGTCCTCGAGGGCCTTCTCGGTGACGGTGGCACTAACGTTGGTCCAGACAGCGGCGGCGGCCGTGACATCCTCGGCTACGAAAAGGGCGTTCGAGGTCTGGTTGTACCACATAGAGCCAACCTCGTACCCAGAGCCCGTGTCGTCGCTCGCAGTCGGGTCGATGGTGGCGTCCATGTTGTTAGAGCCACCTACACCAATCTTGGTCGCGACATAGGCCGCGAGCTGGGCCATATTCATGTCGGCGATCTTGTCCGTCGGGTCAGTGCCCGATGCACTAGCGTCGAAGAATGGTACGAGGTCGGCGTCTGCGGGCGCAGTGCCGGAGTTACCTTGGGTTCCGTCTAGTTTGTAGACCATGTTTAAGCGAAGCTCACGACGCGGGTAAGGATGCCGAGGCCGGTGTTATCGACTACTAGCACACGGGAGCCAACGGGTGCATTAGGATCGGCGGCCATGAAGATCGTGGAAGTAGTCGCGATGCTACCCACAGAGTTCGTGGCGGTGGAGGTGGTTACGTCGTCGGCGTAGACGCTGGACGACTCTAGGGAGTAGGACCCTGACGAGTGGACCCAAGCGGTGCCGGCACTGGTGTCGCCAACATCGACCGCATCCCGCTCCTCGATGGACCAGGAGCCGGTTGGGAAGTGATAGCGGAGCGTGACATCGGAGTCCTGGTCGATGACGTAGAGACTAGACAGGTTGCCGCTGATGGCGAGTCGGCCGTTGGTCGGGAGCAACTCGTGGACTGGGGTGCCGAACGACTCGTCGAGCTGCCCATCTTTGTAGGCCCAGAGCTTTTGCTTACCGAGGCCAAACGCGAGGCCGCCCTGAGTGACGAGGCAGTCGACAGCTTGGGCGCCCGCCCCTGAGCCGAGGTCCATGACGCGGGGGCTCGACGGCGAACCAACGAGCAATACCGTCCAAGATTCGCCGCAGACGATTAGACTGTCGGCGACCTCCGCGACTGCCAATATGTCAGAGCCGTTCTTGGGAACGGGCACTGGGTAGGTCAACCACGACGGGAACGACTCCCAGCCGAAGACCGATGGCTCGGCGAAGTGTATCTCGTTGCCGCGCCAAGTGAGGAGCTGGTTCTGCCAGATGCCAATGCCGTTGGGGGCGTCAGGGATCTGACCGGTGCCGGCCTCGGGCGATTCGGCGCCGAGGGCTTCGTCGGGCGCGACATCAACATAAGATGTGTCGCCGGCTGGGATCCGGGCAAGCTTGTAGAGGGGGAGGCCGCGCACGGCCTTCAGGGCCTTCTGCACCTCGCCATCATCGTCAGGGTCGCCGATAGGGTAGCGGGCGGTCCTGAATAGCTCTGCTGCTGTGATGTAGTCGTAGGGCGGCGCCGGGATGCCGATGGCCGGGGCCGGGTCGGTCGCGCCTCCCGAACTGTTCGACTCGCGGGTGTCGACGATGGAGGAACTATTAACCAGAGTCAATAGGTCCGTCGACAGCGAGCCGCGATGGTTGTAGGTCGTTGCTGTTACAAGGTCAGCCGGCTCAAAGGTGGCGTAGAAGTAGAGGTCGCCCCACTCAGAGCCCTTGACGCGCCCTGTTAGGAAGTCGTAATCCTCCGTCGCGTCGTCGTAGCGGTTCTTCGACCACAGGCGGAACTCACCGATGTGTGTGTCGCCGCTGTTGGTGGCCGCCATGCCGCCAAGGTACACTACCAACGAGTCGGTGCTGACAGTGATGGCGCTGTCGTTGGCCCCCAGCGGCGCGTCGAAGATCCTGTTGCCGTTGATGTCCAGGTCGCGGATGGTTAGGTCGTAGTCGCTAGAGACATCATCTAGGATGATGCTGGTCGTGAACCAGTTAAACTGCTGCGGGTCGATGCCCGCGTCGGCTAGGGGTTTGACATAGGAGGCCGATGCGCTGCCGTCCCACTGGCGGTTCGGCAGGACATAAGATGCCTTGCCAGTGGTAACCACAATCGAGCCGTCGCCGAGGCTCGACGCGTAGATGTGGTACTGCGCCTCGGTCTCCGCAACGGACGCCTCGTCAGTGATGAGCACTCCGGTGAACTCGGTGGGCGAACCCTTGATCTGGGTCATGTTGCCCTTAGTCGGGTTCTTGACACCACTATCGGCAGTGTCGCCCTTGTAGGTCCGCCAGTATTGCCCTGAAACGCGGTCGTAGAACTTGTTGGGGTTCACTGACGGGTCCTCGGTGAAGAAGCCAACATCGGACCTGATGAGGTCATCCATCGCGCCGCCCTGAGCAGCGGCAAACCGCTTGCCCGACTCATAGACGATGGTGGCCTGGGGCCATGCGCGGGACCACGCGCGGGCGTGGTAGAAGTAGCTATCGTTCGCCATCCAGCCGAGGCGGTTGGCGTTGCGGCTGCCGACGCCCGTGCCGTAGTCGCGGTAACCGTGGGTGCCGGTCGCGCCTGCTGCGTCGGTGTAGTTCGTGCCGGAGTCCGCCGTCGGGAGGTCGGCGATGCCCTCGTAGTGGTTGCCGCTAGAGCCAGTCTTCCTGAACGCGACGTTGGTGGCTCTGAAGTCGATCTTCTTCTGTGGGAAGTCGTAGCCGGCAAAGAATCCGACTAGGGCGCCGCCTGTGAAATGCTTCCAGGTGCTATCCGTGTAGTTGTGGATGTGGATTCGGAGGTCGTCGCCGTCCCGCACTGCAACGAGGTTGTAGTCGTCGTCGGCGTCCCAGAACCCGTCGTCCGTGCCTTCGTCGCCGGCACTGTTGAAGATGAGGTAGCGGTAGCGGCTGTCCTTGAGGCCAAGGCTGCGGGCAACAACGAGGCGGGGCGGGCCGCCTGACTCGCCGCCGTAGGTGCTGTC